CTGGCCGGGGTGCCAACGTTGCCTGCACTGTCAATGCCCGCCAGCCAGTAGGTGTAGGTGCCAGAGACGGTCTCAAATACCGTGGTGAACAGCCCCTGCTTGGTGCCGACCGAGGTGCCGCTTGCGTAGGTGGTGCCGCGGCGCAGTTCGTAATAGACGATGGGCAGCGTTTGCGTGGAGTCGGTCCAGCGCAGCAACACGTTGTTGTCAATCACTTGCTGGCTGATCACAGGTGCCGATGGCGACGTGACCACCACGTCTTGGAATTGCTCGGGGCCCTGGTTGCCAATAACGTCAACTGCCGCTACCCAGAATCGCTGCGTGCCGGTCCAATCAACCTTCAGGCTGTAGGCAGTGGATTTGATTTCAGCCAATGTGGTAGCTGATGCAAAGGTGCTGCCCCTGAGCACTTTGTAGTAGGCCGTTTCAAGGCTGCCCTGCACGGGATCCCAGCTCAACAGGACCTGTTCACCCCTGAAAGCGTTTTGCACATTAGGAGCTGGCGGCACCGTGGGGCCGATAGCAACAGTTGCAGCAGCGCCAAGATTGTTGTTTGCGTCAACAGCTTGGACAGTGAATGTCTGCGAACCTGTCCAGTCAATACGCGTGGTGTAGTTTGTAGATTGCAAAATTGCAACAGTTGCGTCGTTGCGTGCAATTCGGTAAAAGCGCGTTTTTGTCGTACCGTTTACTTCGCTCCAAGTCAGTACGGCGTTTTGGCCTGTGTAAGAAACCGAGACAGTTGGCGCGGCGGCTTGGGTGATTGTGACTGCTGCTGAACCTTCGGCACTCTCGTTGCCGGCCAAGTCCACCGCTTTCACGTAGAAAGTCCGCACGCCGTTCCAGATGATCGGTAGCGAGGTGGTGGTGGTCTTGATTTCGCCAATGGCACCGGCGCTGGACCGGACCACATAGGCGGCAATGGCATAGCTGGCGGTGGATGCTGGCCAACTGAGTGTCACCAAGTCGCCGGCCACTGTGGCGGTGACGCTCGGTGTTGAGGGTGAAGTGATGGTGACGGTGGTGCTGGCAGCTGCGGCGCTGTAGACACCTGAGGTGTCGATGGCGCGGATCATGTAGCTGCGCGTACCGGGAGCCAGCTGGCCGAGTTTGTAGCTGGTGGCAGCCACGTTGGTGACGAAGGTGGCGGACGCCCAGACTGTGCCCTGCCTGATTTCGTATTCGCTGAGGTCTAAGTCGGGGACGGGGTTCCAGATCAGGGTGGCACCGATGTTGCCATCGAGGATCGATGAGAAGCCGGTCACGTTGGACGGCGGGGCTGTCTTGCCAAGCGCCGTGATGCTGCCGGTGGCTGCTGTGGTGGACAACTTTAGGGCGGCGCTCATGGAGAACACCTGCACCTCAAACAACCCAGGCGTGATGTCGAGGATTTCGTAGTCGTTGGTCAGCACATCGACCACAGCCCAGTTGGCGCTGTCTTTGCGCCATTTCACCCGGTACTGGGCAATGCCAAGTACCGCCGGCCAAGAAACAATTACCTTGGCGCGGATCTGGTTTTGGTAGCTGTAGAGCGCCTCCTCAAACGAGAGGCTGGCTGGTGCATCGGGTATCTCGTTGAGATCGGTTATGTCGCGAACCTCAAGCGGCCGGCCTCGCTCCACGTAGGCGTACTTGCTCGAGTTGTAGGCGAGGGCCGATATCTGGTAGGTGGCCTGATCTTGTTCAGCAACGCTGATCACGCGCCAGGTCGAGGTCTGGATTGAAGCGGTTTCAAGGATCCAGATGCTGTTGGCATTGGGTGCCGTGGGTAGTGCGGATGTCAGGTTGATGACCTTGCCGGCGATACTGGCGACGCTGCGGGCGGCCACCGTGCCATCCGGCAGAATGACCGACAGCGTGGCGCCGCTTGATGTCAGGCCGGTTGCGTCATCGACGGTGATTGCCGTGGTAGTTGCGGAGGCGATGCGGCCACCGCGGCGGGCACCAGCTCGCACGGGGTCGCTAACCTCGATGATCTGGCCAGGCCGCACCATCACGCCGGCGTCAATGCTGGCGGAGAAGCTGATTACCTCGCCTTCGTATTGCTCGGAGTAGAGGAGCCACTCCCCAATTCGACCGGCTTGCCCACGACTGGTGCAGGCAAAGGCGCTGATCTCGGTGGTGATGGCGCCGTATTTGCTGATCGAGGTTTGATCCTCGACGACCTCGTAGGCAACGTCCCGCAGCTCTAGGTCAAGGTAACTGACCACGGCTACATTTGGCCGTGTCTTTAGACTGCTGCCCGAATAGCTGAAGCCTTCCTCGGAGACGTTTGCCAGCGTGAACAGATAGGCGGAGTCAGCGGGGCGGTCTTGGCTAATGGTTAGCGCACCAGTGCTCCAGTAGGGCATGGCCCGGAACACCGAACACATGTCATTGATCAACTTGTAGGCGTCTTCCTGCGTTTGGATGTTGATGTTGCAGGAGAAACGGGGCTCTTGACCGCCGAAGCCGTCAGGTACCAATTCAGCGCAATACTGGCTGGCGGAGTAGAAAGCAAACTTGTCCAGCTGGGCGGCGCTGATGTGCTGGCCGAATCCGTAGCGGGAGGTGAGCAGATCCCACAGGATCCAGGCGGGGTCGCTGCACCATTGCGCGGCGTTAAAGCTGCCATTCCATATGCCTGCATAGATCAGGCGGCCGGTGACTGAATCGACGGTGGCGTTATTGGGAATGCGGACCTTGATGCCACGCACCAAGTAGGTGCGCGAAGGGATGGAGTTGAACTGCTCAGCGTCGATGCGTACTGCTACTAATGCGCTGTTGGGATAGCGCAGCTTTGCATAGGTAAGTTCTGTGTAACTCGACCAACTGAATGCGTTTGTGATTTTTGCGGATTCACCGCCTGGTGCGTCTTGCTCTGAGTTGTCGTCGGTGACGCGAGTCACCTTGATATTGACAGGTTTGGATCCCGTCAGGGTGATTAGGTAGTCGCGCTGGTATAGATCGGCTGTCCGGCCTCTAATTACGTCATCAACAACAACGGTATAACCACCGCTTGAGTATTGCGTGGAGATCTGAAATCTGAAAACACTGCCAACAATGTCACCCTGATCTGTGATTCGCTGCAGGGCAGGAATGTTGATGGTGACGCGGACGGCATCGACTGCGGTGTCTGTGATACTGCGAACGACTGGCGTTGCCTGGAGAACTGTTACGCCAACGGCAACTTCGTTCTCAACAGCGTCAACGGTTGGGATGTAATCCTGGTTCTGGGTTCCGTTGCGTGTCCAGACTGTTACGTTGTTGAAGTTGTATGAGTTGTCTTGATTTTGTAGGGGAGTGTTATTGATGAAGATCGATTTGTGGCCGTCTTTGAGCCCTTGGATTTCGCCTTCGCTGATGAGGTCGATGAGGTTGGCGTATTGCCTTGAGTTGAGCGTGTCGGCAGCTTCGGTGGGCGTATAGGTCTGCGGGCCACCGCCACTGCTGCGGCCTTTGCCGCCACCGCCACCGCCACCAGAACCGCCAATCCGTTTCATGCTGTTACCTGCTCAGTGTCGATGCCTGCTGAAATCACAATTGAGCCCACCAGTGTCTCGCCGTAAACGATGGGCACTGGAGTGCCTTGACGGCTGGTGTTTTGTATTCCACTAAAGGAATAGCTTTTGCGGGGGTCCTTGGCGGTGTCAACCGTTGAAGGGGCGCTAAGTGTTGGGACAGGTGTGAGTAGCTGAGATACGCCGCCGAGAGCAAGAACGGCGCCTACGCCTTTTAAGGCCGTAAATAATCCGATATTTTTGGCGAATGCCGCTCCCAAGAAACCAGCACCGCTAGCGAAAGCCAGCGCTACCAACGCCACTCCGGCAATAATTCGCCCCGTAGCGCCAGCGCCGGTCACCACTGGCACGATCTTGATTTCTTGGCTGCCGGCTGGATCGTGGATCTCGTCGAGTGACAGATCGTAGGTGCCGACGCTTACGCGGTAATGCTGTTCTGCCATGTGGCGTTCCAGCTGGGGGAAGTTGGTTACAAGGAAGCGCACAGCCTCGGCTGCGTTGGAGACTTCGGCTTCAAACTTGCGGCGCTTCAGGAACTTGGCCAAGCGCCCGTAGATGCGGATTGTGCGCAACATCACGTCAGCTCTAGCCTCCCTGCATCGTAATGGCGGAGACGGCGGCCAGTGCATTTCTGCAGCCAGCCGCCGTACATGTCGCGACTACTGAGCCGGCCGCGAATGTGGTGCAGCACCAGCTGGTCGCCGATGTAAACGCCGACGTGATTGAGGCCGGAACCGCTGATGCTCATCAGTAGCGCATCGCCGGGCTGCAGCTCTTCCTCTTCGTCCAGCTCGCGGAAGCCGGCTTCTTTCCAGTAGCGATCAAACAGGGGATCTGCCTCAAATGCCTCTGGCGTCAGCGGGCGCTCCCAGTCGGGTAGTTGCAGGCCATGCTCGACGTACCAGTCACGGGCCAGCGTCCAGCAGTCGGTAATGCCCCATGCCCATTCGCGGCCGACTAGGGGTGCCTTGTAGCCGGATGGTTCGCAGCCGCCCCACACCTCGGTTTTGGGGTTGACGATATGCCACGGTAGGCCGCTGTTTTCGCAGGCCACCAGATCAGGGCCGCTGGGTTGTGGCGGGGTGACCGGATGGCTATGGACCACCGCGATGATTTCGCCGGCATCTTCGGCGGCTGCGTAGTCATCCGGGTTGAGGATGAACTGGTCTGCACCGGTGCAGAGGTTCTGGCACGGCCAGTAGCGTTCGCGGCCTTTGACCACCACCAGCAGCCCGCAGGCTTCGCGTGGATCCTCGGCCTTGGCGTGATCAAGTGCTGCGGTACGGGGCTGTTGAGCCAAAGCGGATTTGACAGCTGCTCAATCGTTTGCCGCAGACATCTTCTGGCGCGGTGGCGACGCTTTGATCGTTTTCGTTGTAGTAGGAAGTGCCGGTGTAGCTACACTCTGCAGACCTGTAGGCCCACTGGCAAATGTTGCTGATGCACTGGCGTCGGGGTGCACGTACCCCGATCAGATCGAACGCCGCTGCGAGTTCAAACTCCACCGCATCGCGGGTTTCGACTGACTTGCGGTCGATGTAGTAGACCTCGCGTGGAAACTCTGCTGTCGGGTCCGGGGTGCCGTAAGGGTTGACGCCACCGGGGAAATTCACAGCGTCGATGTACCGGGCTAGGGTGCGGATCCGGGACACCTTGGCACCTTCCAGGCCCTTTGGCAAGGTCAGCAAGATTGCGGTGATGGTGCCCATGATGTTGCTGCAGCGCAGGCGTGGACGAGGCAGGGAACCCTTGCCTTCATAAGCAAAACCGTCTGCCTCAATGGGAAAGCGGAGGTAGCTATTGCCGGCCCATACCAGCTCACCGTTGGCGTTCAGGTTGGTGCCAGCGTGGAAGCGGTAAATGTCGGCTACGCCGTGTTGCGGGACGTTCAACTCCAGCACGAATAGCTCGATAACGGCGCTGGGCGCGATTGCCTGAAGATCAGAAACGGGGACGGTCACGGCTCAAATACCTGCGTGAAGGTCGCGTCAATCTTGCTGCGATCAAAATCAAATAGCTCGCGCGTCCAGCTAGGGCAAATCCACTTGTAGCTGACGGCTTCACCTGGAGGGGTCCAAGTGAAAGAAGCGGCATCAGCAGCCCGAGCGTCTAGGAATGCTTCGATGACGTCGGCGTCATCGTCGGTGACGTTAAAAGACAGTCGCCATTCCTTGGGGTTTTGGTTGAGGCCGAAGGTGATGCGTTGTTGGTAGCCGTCGCCAAATTGCGTAGTACGAATCTTTGGCTCGCTGCTTTTGGTGGCCGAATACGTCGGTTTGTAGTTGGGAAAGGTAGCCATTACACCAGCAAGCCTCCAGGGCGTTTTTGTTTGATGAGTTCTTGCTGGACGGCGGCAGCAATGACGCGGCCCAGTTGGTTGCCCTGTTGGTCGTTGCCTTCTACTTTACTGCCGCTGGCATCGACGTTTACTACAACGCTGGTGCTGCCGCCGCTGCCCAGCTTGTCGTTGGGCACGATGGACCCGCTGCGGCCAGGCACGAACAGTTCAGGGCCACGCTCGCCCACCATGTAGGTTTGGCCGCTGGATACCGGGCCGCCTTTGGCGCGCTGTGGGATGCCATAGTTCGGGCCAAGTGTTCCAAACTTGCCAACCGTTCCGCCGCCTGCGCCAAGTGGCGTTGCTGGACTAAACGGCGTAAGGAATGCCTTGATGGCATTGATTGCCTGCTCAATGACAAAGATCCTGATTAGTTGATTGGCAATATCAAGAAGAACACCAGACGCAATTTGCTGCAGACTTTTTTCCCATCCTTGCGCGCCAGCAATCAAGGCATTAAAGGCTGATCCCAATCCTTCGCCCAGCGTATTGGCAACACCATCGGCAAGCCGCAGTTGATTTTGCACAGCTGCATTAAGTTCATATTGTTTTTCAATGGCTTTTTGCAGCGATGCAAGCCTGTCTTGGTCGTTTTGCTGTTGCAGTTTATTCAGTTCTCGCTGAACCTCGCGCTGATTGGCGACCAAGGCGACTTGGCCTTCAAAGATAATTGCCCTTTGAGCGTCTATGTCTTTTTCTTTTGCTAACTCTTGCGCATATTGGTATTGAATGTCCAGTTCACGCTGTGCGCCATTCAATCGCGCTGCCAGCATTTTGTCGCCAGCAATTTCTGCATTTGCAATTCTGTCCTGCATCTCCGATTTAAAACGCATAAATTGGCCCTCTGCCAACCTATCGCGGATGACATCTTTGACCCTTGCGGCTTCTTGGGCTGCTGCTTTTGCGGCGCGTTCTGCTTCGTTGGCTGCTTTGCTTGCTGCGCCACCGCGGCCACCACCTGCACCGCCACCGCCATTGCCGCCACCTACCATGTCGTCGACTTGCGTACCCATGGCATTGGGTGCCACGCGGGTGGGTAGCGCAGCTGTTCCGGCAGCACGTAACTCGCGTTCACGCAATACACCCAAGCGATCAGCCCTAGCGCCTGGTGACATGCCGCCAACAAGTGGCGCTAGAGGGCCAAGCATTCCCGTGGCAATTGTTCCGGCAGAGTTGAGCCGCTGGCGCTCTTTTTGTATGGCAGCAAGCGTGGATTGTGCAGCTTGTTTAGATTCAATCGGTGCGGCGCCTTGATAAATTGCCGCAGCCCCACCGGCCTGCCGCTCGCCACGCAACCTTGCAATTTCCAAGTTGGCTGCAATAACTTGCTGCAAGCCGCTAACCGCAAGATTGATGCCAACTGTAATGATACCAAATGCAGCCAGATTTTTAAGTACGCCAACTAATCCAGTGGCCTGCGTTTGCGCCGCCGCCATAGAACCTTGCAGATATCGCATATTCATACTCAAACCAGATGCTGCAGTGGCAGCAGTCGCCGCACCTGTTGCAGTGGCAGCAAACATTGCGGCAATGCCAAGCCGCAATGCAATAATGGCTTCAATGGCTTTTTTAAGTAGCAGCATTTGAGCCACTGCCTTTGCTGCCGCACCGGCTGCGTCCATTACAGGTTGCGGCACGGCATTCATTGCACCGGCAAAAGCATTTACGCCTTTGGTGACGTCTTGAATAACAATGACAAGTGTTGGCCCAAAGGCTTTGCCTAATGCTTCGCTAAGATTTTTGAATGCCGTGTCTAATGCCTTGAGTGTATTCTCAAGGCTGCCTTTCATGGTTTGAAAGTCAGCGTCTGTTTTACCAGATGCGTCGCCAATTTGCTCAAGAATTTTTTTGAAGTCTGCGCCATTTTTGGATGCAGCGGCAAATGCACCACGCATTGCTTCTTGGCTTCCAAGTAGACGCGCAGATGCTTCTTTGTCTTTTTCAATAGCTACAGCCAGTTCAGCCATTAAGCCTGTAAATCCTTTGGCTTGCAACCCGCTGTAGTTCCATTGAATGCCCAGTTGCGCGGCAGCCTCTTGGCTTTCCTTGGTAGGTTGTAGCAGTGTGTTCAGAGTTGCGCCAAGGCCGGTAAATGCAATTTCAGCCGTGGCGCCATTCTTGGTAGCAGCAGCAATAAATGTATTGACTTCATTAAGG